TTAACTGCATATACTGTACTTGGTAATAAAGTAGTTGTACCAATTCCAGCAAATCCATCAGTACTAGCAATTCCAAGTGCCATAGTATAACCAGTACCAGGATTGGTATAAACAAGTTCCTCACCAGTAACAAAGAAGTGATTTGGAAGATTGATACTATTATTTGTAGTATTAACTATACCTGCACTACTACCATCAAATGGTTTTCTGAAAATTGGATCAGTTTTGTGTGATAATCCAAATGCTCTTAATACAGCACTTTCAGTTCCAGTATATTCACCAAATCCACTTTCTATAACTCCATTATTAAAATCTATTGTATCTTTGGTATCATCCTGTATTCTTACAGCATTCATATACACATTAACTTGTGCATTAATACTTGCAGCAGGAGTAAAGAGTAGAGAGACAGTTCCTGCAGAAGATACTTTCGATCCAAAAGTACCAAGTCCAGTTGGAGAAACTCCAGAAGAAACATTACCCCAATCCACATCATATGTTTCTGCTGATGAACCTGAGACGAAATCAGTAACTACAGCATATTCAAACATTGCATAACCTTGATTGGTTGCATCAGTAACTTGAATAGTTCCGTATGCAGCTTCATATTCAACTGGCCATTGACCAACAGTAGTAATTCCAGGTGAAGCTGAAGAAGCAATTTCAGTTGTTCTATTCTCTATTCTCGCATGTTTAAGATCAACAGTTCCAATACCAGTATAAGCAGAATCTGCCATACCTACAAGAATAGTATTAATAACTCCAGTCGTTCCTATACCAACACTAGAGTTAGCAATAAAGTCAACTTTCAGTTCTGTTCCATCAATATATCCACGATAAGTTCCTAATCCACCAATTGCTTCTGGTTGAGAAACTGTAGTCATTCTTCCATATTCCATTATATCAACTTCATCACCATTATGAATGATATTCAATTGATTAAATTCATGTTCTGTGCCACTAATATCAGGATTGATATTGATCATGATCTTTGCAGATCTATAAGTACTTGCAATACCTACAATTGTTGTAGTTCCAATTCCAGTACCTATTGTAACACTTTCAGAATCAACTAATGATCTACCAATTACTGTACTACCAGTGCTTAATAGATTGTCATCAAGATTGTAGGAAATACTACCAACCCAATAATCATTAACAGAATACTTAACTGGATAGAAGTTTAATAATCCCTCACTACCAGAAATAGCAAAATCAAAATCTCCTTGATCATAAACTGATTCAACTCTACCATATTGATTAATATATCCGAGATTACTATCATGAATAATATCAACAATCATTAATTGTCTTTGACCACCAAATCTCTTATCTCTTACAAGAGTAATATACTTTAATGCCCTTCTATCAGATAATGTCCATCTATTAACAGTACTAAAACGAGTTGCTCTTGGATTACTATTAAATGTACCACTAAAGTCATCAATGGAGACAACTCTATTTCCAACAGATTCTTGGAAATCTTGTAATATTCTACTTGAGAAAGTTATCTCATTAGAAATAGCATCATCTTCATTAATCTGTAAAGCATTCTCAGTTACTAAATCAAAATCATATACACAGTTTAAATCACCAATACCATACAGATCATTAACTACAGAAAGATCTGACAATTCTGTAGATAATCCAACTCTAGCAATTGCAGTAGATTCTAATTGATAATCAGAAAACTTCTTAAATCCTATTGTATGATTTAAAGAAGAAACAGGATCATTCCATGTTTCATAATCAACCCTAGAACTTAAAGAATAAGAAAGTTTTTGATAATAATCACTATCCTGAACTCTCTGTAAATTATTGTTGAGATATCCAGAATCAGTTTCATGTCCCTTTTCTACTCTAGAAGTTGCATTTAACTTAATATAAGAATCAAAAGTTTTTATAGATGAAGCAAGACCTTGTGTTCCCGAACTTAATCCCTTCAAAACATCATTAACTACAAATCCATCAGTGTTAGTAACTCTTAAAATACCAGTATTTTTATTCCATTTTTGAACAGTTCCTCTAGTGCTACTAATAGATCCTTCAACTATTTCACCTTCAGCAAAATCATTAGGTTTCAATTGAACATCAAATGTAGGCATAAATTTCTGAGGAACAATTCTTGCAGAAGAATTAACAAAATCAAATGTACCAGCAGAAATTCCAGGAGCTAATCCTGTAAAGTAATCAGAAAGATTGTATGTAACAGTTCCAATACCACCATAATTCTCATCAACTGCTGTTATGGTAAAGAGTTCATAATCATAATCCTTAGAATTATATCCTCTTGCTGTAGTACCAATTCCTACACCCACACCTTCTACAAATACTTTATCACCAACTCCAATTGGGAATGTATCTGCAGTACTAAATCCAACAGATAATTGAACTGTTACATCATAATTTTCAGTGTTAAATCCAACAGTAGCAATTCCAATACCATTACTATTTTTATCGGTAATAATAGTAGGAGGAGAATTGCTAATACCTTTAGTATTCTTTAAAACTTCTACTTTAGGATTTCTCAAAGTATATTTTAAATCAACATCTAAAACTGGTTTTTTAGTTTTTCCATCAATAACAATCAAATCAGGAGCAGAAATATATCCTCTTCCAAAAGATGTTATTCCAATAGATTCAATAGACATTAAAGCATCTATCTTAACTATTTGAGGTAAAGCAGCATCTGGTTTAATTGTAGTATCAGATGGGAAATCATATCCAATATCTTTAATCTTTAATTTTTTAATCTTTCCAATTGAAGTACTCAATGCCTCAATAATAGCACCACTACCAACTTCAGTATTAATTGTAGAAATACCAGGAAGTGTATAGTAATTTTTACCACGATCTTTTAATTCAAATTTTGCAATAGAACCATATGCAGTTGGACTATCAGTTTCATAAGATACGAATGATGTAGTTGCATAAGAAGTCCTTTCTGGAAATTCTTTTAAACTATATGTAAACTGATTGGTAGCAGCTATTGTAATTCTTTGTTTTCCACTAAAACCACTGTCAGATAATTGAATTTCATTTCCAGTTAAAACTTCAGTATCTACAACTATTTCCTTTTTAACCAAAGGCAAAGTACTTTCAAGAATAGGATTTAAAGTATAATAAAGTTTTTCTGGAATATCTTTAGTGATTGATAAAGATACTTTAGCATCAGTTGTTACACCTACAGTTCCATTTCTTGTAATATTAAATGTAGTAGACTCAGGAGAAGTAGTCCATTCTTTTGTTAAATTTTCATCAGAATAGAAATTTAATGCAAAAGCTGGATAATTTGTAGATTGTGCTACATATCCTAAAGATTGATCAGAAAGATCAAATTCAACAATAGAATTTTTATAAACTTTTATAGGTGGATTAATAGGACTTATTGTTCCTGAAGAAGTACTAGTAATTCCTACTACATCTGGTTTAGGTTCTTTTGCATTATATTCAGTATTAGTTAATTTAAACTTATCACTATCAATTCTTACAATATAATAAATTCCATTATTACTCAAACCACCTGCAGGAGTTGATGCAGTGTGAATAATTTTATCCCCAGTATTATATCCATGATCAGTTATTGTAAATGCATTGGTAGTTGTATTGACACCAGCAGCGGTAAATGATTTTGGATCAATTACCATTCTTCTATTATAATCATTATATTTGACAGTTATAGTTGTTGTAAGACCAGAAACAACATCCATATAAACATTTTCATAATTCAATAAACCATGAGTTTCACCCGTAGAAACTGTGGCAGTAGTTCTACGAATCTCTCCAGTAATTACATCATAATTAGTCTTAAAGCTATGATAAACT